CTCTTTCGATAGCGCGTCTTGGCGACGGAGCGTCGGCGGGGCGATGAGCGTTTCGTATAACGCCCTGAGGTCCGGGAACTTCGTCTTCCGTTTAAGCGACGACGGGTGGTCCGTGCGTATGCCATTTTGTTGGGGTTGGGACATTTTGTTGAGGACAGGGGTGAGGAGCTGCCTATATATAGGCGAGGGAGGGAAGGGAGAACAGAGAGAAGACTATAATATTAAAAGTCTTCTCTCCCTCACGTGATGCCACGCGGTTTCTCCTTCGCAGGCAACCATGTCCTACTTACATTCGCACAATCACCAGACCTCGACCCAGAGGAGGTTAACGCTCTTATACTTCGACTTGGAGGCAAGTGTATCATCGGCAGAGAGAATCACGCTGATGGTGGAATTCATTTCCATTGTTTCGTGCAATTTGAGCACGAATTCATCACCACGGACAAGCGAGCTTTTGATGTTGGAGGACGCCACCCTAATGTTAGGAAAATGTATCGCACACCAGAGAAGGGTTATGATTATGCAATCAAGGATGGTGATGTGGTTGGAGGAACCCTTGAGCGGCCGAGCGGAGTTAGCTTGGGGAAATCTGGCGATAAATGGCTTGAGATTATCGCTTCAGAGACTAGAGACGAATTTTTTGAGGCTGCTGCACGACTGGATCCAAAGTCACTTTGCTGCAGCTTCAATAGCCTATGCAAATACGCTGACTGGAAATACCGAACCGATAGAGCCCCTTACAGTACGCCCGGGGGCATATCTTTACACACAGAGGGAGTGGCTGGACTCGATGATTGGGTACGAGGAAACTTGGGCGTTGATATCGGAGGTTCGTATCTTGGCTAAGGGACCGCCAATGGACACTCGACCACGGCCAAGCCTTGGCCGTGTCTCGGTCCAAAGGCTCCCGTGGATAAGAATTTGCTGACATATATTAGGACGCCGAATGAGCTTGTGTCTCTATGGCGAGACACGCTTAGGTAAGACGTTGTGGGCTAGGAGTTTAGGCAGCCACGCATATTTTGGTGGCTTATTTTGTTTAGATGAGTCAGTCACAGGAGTGGATTACGCCGTGTTTGATGATATGCAAGGCGGACTAGAGTTTTTCCACGGCTACAAATTTTGGTTAGGGTGTCAGTCACAATTTTACGCGACTGATAAGTACAAGGGGAAGAAATTAATTGACTGGGGCAGGCCCAGCATTTGGTTATCCAATGAGGACCCACGTATGGACAAGGGGGCAGATATTGATTGGTTGAACGGGAACTGTGTTTTTATTAGGCTTATGGCCCCTATTTTTCGTGCCAATACAGAGTAGAATTAGCCTGCAGCAGCAATAGATCAGTTGGAGATCCACCAGTACCTGGTGAAATCACGTCCATCACGTAATAGTCACCCATGCCTATTTTAGAATCAGTGCTAAGATAACTGGAGACTTCACTGTCGCCGGTCTCGTCATCTGCATACATAAGGTTAGAGCTCATGGGATGCCACAGCTTGCATTCCTTTACAACACCAAAAGTGTTGCCAGAACGAAGAGTCATCGTATTGTCATATTTGACAGTGATACGAGTCGGGTCTAGTGGGGCGATGATGGGGTCGGTCCAATCGACGCCTTTGGCGCCCTTAAAGATAATGGCGTCATGATTATTGATTGTATTAGGCGTGAGATTGGTGAGCTCATTGAAAAATAGGCGCTGAATTCCATTGGTGGTATCAAGGTAACGATTGGTGGTACCAGCAGGGGAGTCCAATGAAGAGAAGGCAAGAAGATCGGCACCCTTAACTGTGAAACAGATGCGACGCCAAAACCAAGGAAGACCAGAACTAGTCTGGATGCGGATGTGCTCCGACAATCCGCGCATATAGGTAGAGGTTGAGGTACGGGTGGCAGCCTCGGCGACACGGCCAATGCCACCAGTCTGATCGGTAAGATCCTGGGCAGTTGCGACCCACAGGCCGCGGTAACCGATATTGGAAGCGACAATAAGGTTGCTCTGGGTATTTGGTGTGTAGGCACCAGTGGAAGTGGTGTTAGTCCACGTCAGCATGCCGTTCCGCTTCTTCCGACTGGTTACGTTTAAGATGCGTTTGATTGACATTACACCACGCCTCTTTCGATAGCGCGTCTTGGCGACGGAGCGTCGGCGGGGCGATGAGCGTTTCGTATAACGCCCTGAGGTCCGGGAACTTCGTCTTCCGTTTAAGCGACGACGGGTGGTCCGTGCGTATG